CGAGTCGTGCTTCCACCACTGCGCGGCGTTGCGGCCGTGGAGCCGCAGGTAATAGAAGCTCTTGACGTTGGGCAGGAGGTCCTGCCGGATCGACGTTGTGAATTTCGGCTCGTCGATCTTCCCGCCGTCCTGGCTCTGGGATTTATCAGAGCCACCGGTGGCGTCATCCGTTTTCGACGTGCCGGAATCGGGCGCTTTCGCGTCCGTCTTCGCATCGGCTTTCGCGTCGGCCTTGTCATCGGCTTTCGCGTCGGCTTTCTTTGCGCCGTCGCCTATCGTCTGCGTGTTGTCTGTTTTGTCTGACATTGTTTTGTCTCCGCCGTGGATTTGCCGCGTTGCACGTTCGCGTCGTTTCGATTCTGGATTCCTGGCCACAAACAAAAAGCCCCGCGCCGCGAGTCCATTCAGAACTCGCAACACGGGGCTGTAGAGCCGGTCAACTAGCCGGGCTGTACGTCACACCCACAGAATTCAACTATCGCCGCTCCTGGGGCGGCCTGGGCCGCCGTCGGGGCGTCTGGCGCTTTCTGCGTCTAGCAGTGCCATCACCCGCCTGATACTCGAATCAAGCTGGCGCTTCGCCGCAATGAGCTCGCGTTCAATGGTGCGCAGCGTCAAGGCCGTCTCGTTGCTGTTCGGGGCGTCCGGCTCGCCGCCGGGGGGTATCAACTCCGGTGGCCGCCACGCTTTGACGCCACGGCTTTTGAGCACTCGGCCCATGTCGCCACCTCAAATGTACGCTATTGGGGACAATATGTCAACCTTGACTTGCCACGCCAAGTCCGTGCCCTGCCCAGTCCAGGCCGGGCCGGGCCCTGTCCGGCCTCGAAAAACGCTCCGGCTGCTACCTGCTACCAGTTCTCAAGTAGCCGTTTCATGTCGACCGCTTTCTCGATTTTCCGCGCAATAAATTTCTTCGTCGTCCGGCTCGCCGAGAACATCGCCAGCGTCGTCGCCTGCGCGCACAGCGCCCGGCACTCGCGCCGATGCGGCTCGTCCAATTCGCTCACATTCACCGAGCCGATGCGGCGGCCGATGCGCCTGGTCGTGCGGTAGACGTGTTTCAGATCATTGCCCGAGGTGGATACGATCTCCACGGCAGGAAGGCATTTGATCTCGCCCGCCTTGTACGTGCGCCGCCACACCACGCCAGCCACCTCGCAGAATTTCGTTGCGGTGCGAAGAGGCGAATACCCAGGCGAGCCGGGCGCGGTCGCCTTGCCGCACGCCTGCGTCAGCTCGGCGTCGCTGAGGATATCGCCCGGCGTGCCAGCCAGCATCAGGTCGACCAACTTTGACGCCTCGATGCTCATAGGCGGCCGCACGCGGAATCGATGCGGGTCGTCTGGCGATCCGTCACGCGTCCACCATTTGTCTGGCGTGGCGTCGGGGGCGTCGGGGGCGCCGCCTGCGCCGTCCTCTGCGCCTGCTCCTACGCCCGCATCGTCGGCTATCGCCGGTGCGCAGTCGTTACCGCCGTCCTGGTCGTCATCGTCCTGATCCTGGTCGTCGTCATCGTCATCAAAGTCGCCGTTTGCCATGGCGTCCACCATGGCCTCCACCATTGCTACCGTCGTCATGACCGATCTCCTTTTGGTTCCTTGCGTTGCCAGGTCCCAGTCTTGCCGAGCCCTGCCCGGCCGTGCCGAGCCCCGCCCGGCCCCGAGAAACTCGCATCGCCCGCGTGGGCGTTGGCCGCTGCGTCGTGTCTATTAAACTACCCTTGCCTTGCGTTGCCCGATCTGCGTCCTGGCCCCGTCTTGGCTTGCCCGGCCGAGCCATGCGCCGAGAAACTCACATAGTCTCCCACGCTATCGACCGCACAGCGAACCGGCCGTAGTACCCATTCCGCTGCGGACGGAATCGCCCAATCCCGATGTATTTCCCCGCCTCGGTAAGCATTTCCTCGAACACGTCCTTCGTGATGATCGGGTCGAGCAAATAAAACGGCGCCTTTCCAGTCCACTCCCTAATCACGGGGAAACATTTCGGCACGCGCGAGCCGCCGCCCCGCTTCCCGTCGCTCGGAACATCGAACCACTCGCCCTCCACGTCCGCCTTTTTCACGGGTAGCACGAGGTCGTCCTTCACCATGATGCCCGAGCGGAATTTTGCCGTCCACGTTTTCTTGCCCTGGCCGGGAATCTGTTTCCCGGAGTACTGCGCCGCGTCCACCAGCGCGTTGAAAAACGCCATCGGCGGGATGACGACGTTCCCCTCTCCGTTTGCGTTGCACCGCTCGCGCCACGTCCTGATCTCGTAGTTCTTGTGCAACTCACCGGATTTTTTCGGCACTTCATCGAGCCGGTACTGCTTGCTCTGGGAGTATGGGGACATCGATTCCAGCGTTGCGATTGCGATTTTCACGTCAGTTGCCTTGCTCATGTTCGTCTCCTGTTTTGACCGTTGACCGTTGACCGTTAACCACCGCCATTATACGCCGATACGCCACAATTCAACTACTACCACGCCTTGCCACGCCAAGTCCGTGCCCTTGTCCCGCCTAGCCCCGTTCGGTCCCGCCCGGTCCGCGCCACGACAAACTCGCATCGCCCATGGGGCGCTGGCTACTGTTCAATTCAACTCAACTACCCTTGCCTTGCGCTGCCGAGTCCGGGCCTTGCCCGAGCCATGCCATGCCCAGTCCTCGCCCCGTCGAGCCCGGCCAGGCCGAGCCGGGTAAACTCATTCGCCATCGCGCGCCGCCGCCGTCTGCTCAGCACGCTGCGCCGCCCGCCCCTTTTCCCTGTCACGCGCAGAGTCCGACGCGATCCAGCTCACCGAGCACCTGCAGTTGCTTGATAGTGCTCCGTCTAGGTGATAAAATGTGCTCAACGTATGGAGGTCGAAGACATGCCCAAAAAATTCCCGTTGCACTATCCGGACAATGCGTGTAATCGCTATATGTCCGGAGAATCGACCAAGCACATTGCGAATGCGCTCGGAACATCTCGATGTTGGGTGGATCATGTTTTGCGCATCAACGGCATCCCGAGATTTCAATATTCGCGGACAGACATTGACTCCGAAGCTGTCATCTTTCGATATGGGAAGGGAGAGTCCGAGCTGAGCATTGCTAAGCGTTTTTGCACCAGCAGATCTGTTATATCCAGAATCCTCAGAGAAAACAGCATTTGCCGACGCAACGGAAGCGATGCAAACTTCCTGCGGATGGAGCGCCTTTCTCCTGACGAACGCAGAGCTCTCACTGCGAATGCCCACACCGCCGTCCGTGGCGTCACGCAGAGCGACGAGCATAGACACAAAATTGCGCAGACAATCGAGTCCAAGCAAATTGGCATCAGTCCTCTCGAAACACAGCTTGTCAACATGCTCAATAGGCGCGGAGTTAATGTCTCCACGCAAAAAGCCATTGGGCGCTACAATGTCGATATAGCCATCCAAGAACCGCCCATCGCCGTGGAGGTATTCGGGGGACAATGGCACTCTACGAATAGACACGCCCGGCGATTCCGCAAGCGATTCGATTGCCTGATCAATGCGGGATGGACGCCGATCATTATATGGGCTACAAAATCCTGTCCGCTGAATGACGGGGCAGTAGAGTATATAATCACCCTCGCAGACAGATTGCGCCTTGACAAAACCGTTGGGCGTCACGAGCATGTGATTCGCGGTGACGGTAAACCCACTGCCGCAGGCAGTGGTAATATCGAATACAGGGCCTCTGTAAGTGGCGATAAATGCGGCGATCTTATCCGGGGCAAAAACGGCCGTTTCACCCACTAAACAGCTCGGATGCGCGGGAGGGTGCTGTGCTCCGCTACTAAAAGCCTCCTTTGCGTCGATAGGTCCTTGAGCCTCGTTCGCCGCGCATTCATCGCTCACGCGCGCGTCGCCTGTAGATTGCCACACCTTGTACTTTGCGCCCTCAGCAAGAGCCGTCTGCATTTCGCCTTCTGCGTGCGCTTGCCGCATCTCAGTGCGCGCTATCGTTTCGCGCCGCTCGCGAAGGAGTCTTTCCCGCTCTCGATTGAGTTTCTTTTCGAGCACTTCCTCGGACAGCCCCTGTGATTTCCAGTACTCGTACTTTTTGGTCAGTGCCGCCGCCCGCTGTGAGTCAAGGCCTTTCACCATATCAAGCCGCCGCGCCACCTCGAATGGGTGCGCGCCATCCTTTATCCCCTGCGCAATTGTCTGCGACAGTGTTTTGAGATCGGCCTGAATCATGTTTGTCGTCAGCGTTTTTGCCTGTATCCGCGCCTGGTCACGCCACATTGCGCGAGCCGCCTCAATTTGCGCCGGGTCTGCCGCCCCCGTCATAGCCGATGCCATCTGAGAGTAATATTCTGCCTCCATAAGTTTGGCCGCGTTCTCCACGCGGTCAATCATGCCAGCCACCCACACAGCGAGGTCAGCTTTCGAGATATCTGCAATGCGCAGGCCCGCGTCGGCTAACGCATATGCGAGCATGGCGTCGAGTTCCTCTTCCGAGATGATTGCCTCAGCCACTGCGTTACGTCCTCACTTTTTCCCCGTTGCGACGTGCGTCAGAAACAGTAGCCAGACGCCGGTCACTACCACTCCGAGGCCGACGTGCATCAGGTAGCACCCGCCTATCACGAGGGCCGTCGATAGGGTAGCTCCTGCGACTTTCAGTCTGCGGTGTGGGTCATCCATCGAAAAAACCGCTCCCTGGGTAGAACGGCGAGGGGGACACTGGCGCGGCCGGCTCGGGCCTCGCGGCTTTTGCCTTCTCCTTTTGCTCCTCGTACTGCGCCACTCGCTGCGCCGCACTCAGCTCATATCTGTACCACGAAGCTTCTGGGCAGGTCCGAGCATCGACGACCTGCGCCAACTCGCCGATAGCCGCCACAATACGATCCACGAGCGCGACCAGTTCTGGCGTTACGGTCACTGTCATTTTAGAGTCGAACGTTGCCATCAAGATCCCTCCTATCAACTGCCTTTCCCTTGCCTTGCGTTGCCTAGTCCTCGTCCAAGCCCCGCCCTTGTCCAGCCCTGCCCTTGTCCCGCCCGGCCACGCCCGGTCCATGCCGCGAAAACTCGCATCGCCCATGGGGCGTTGGCTGCTACCACGATTCAACTCAACTACCCTTGCCTTGCGTTGCCCGGTCCATGTCCGAGTCCTTGCCAAGCCAAGCCAGGTCCTTGCCAGGCCATGCCATGCCGCGAGAAACTCGTACACGCCACGCCATTACCCCTCCTTCGGCGCACGCGCAGCCATCAACGCCTCCAGCGCGCCCGTCTTCAAAAGATGATCCTCGATCCCGTCGGTGATCGCATTCATCATCGCCTCAAGCGCGGGCTTCACCTCCACCGCCGCTCGTTGCACGGCTTCCTCAGTCACCAGCGCCTGCTCCTGCGGCGTCCGTTCCATAATCGACACCGGCGCCGGAGCCAGCACCGCCGCCATCTCCGCCGCTTCATCATCCGACCACCCCGCATATTTCACCAGCGCCGTCGCCGCAGGCACGCCCATGTCCACGAAGACTTTCGTCGTGGCCGCAACCTCCTCAATCATCTGAGGAATAACATCGCGAGCCGCAAATGTGTGAGCCAACTCGCCCGCATCATACGAGCCCACATTGAATCCCTCAAGCCCGTGCGCCTGCGCAATGCTGATAGCCATCATGTCCGCCCGCACAAGCGCAGCCTCGGCGTTGCCCCGCACTTCGAGCACCTTATCGATGCAATCGGACAACATCAGACGGAGCGCCGTACCGGACTGATTAGCCCCCGCTTCCAGGTCCGAGTACCTCAGCTCGGGGAGGTCCCGCCGTATCTCGTTGTACATGTCCGCCGCCGCCGCGCCCAGCGCGTCCCAGTCGATAGACGGGACGAGGCTCTTCACGTCCGCATCGCCCGGCAGACTCATAACAAAATCATCCTCGACGGTCCACGTCTCGCCGTCGTCCAGGGTCACCCCGTCGGATTTGCGCACGCGCACAGCGGGAATCACGCGGCCGTCCTTAGTCTTCCCCTGGCCGGTGATGGCGAGCATCTGTTTGTTCCAGCGGAACATCATCTGATGACGCCGCGTGACCATCGCGTTCAACTCGTTGAGTTTGTCCAGCACAGGCATGATGCACGCCGCCCCGCGCAGGTCCCCTTCGTCGATGAATGGCGCGTGCACCACAGGAATAAAATCGACGCCCTTGCCAAACTGGCCCATGGCAATCTCAACATCGGGGGCGCCGAGCTGCTCGACTTTCCGCGCCGTAGTCGTGTCGCTGTCCCAGCGGCGGTAGCCAGCTTCAGTCCATATCTCCGTGCGCGTGAATTTGCGAATAGCATCCCCGCTCCGGTCTTCCTGCGGCGTGTCAAACCGGATGTACGTGATGATGCCGCGTTCGTCTTTTGCAAAGTCCGTTACGTACTTCGGCTTCACGAGTTCAAAGTTCACCCGGGTCGCGGGCATCTCGGGGTCGTCGCCCACGTGTTGAGTCGCGACGTTAATAAAAAGGTCGCCGTAGATAGCGAGCCACCGCGCCGCCACCTGCTTTTTCGCCGCCCAGTTAGACCAGTCCCACACCTGGCGTATCGCATCCGGCAACCGCTCGTTGTCCGTCACGATAGGCAGAGCTGACTCGAGCGGACCCGCCCACAGTTTCTTCGGGTAGAACTCGCACGCTCGGTAGGCGCAGGTCATCAGCGACTTCATCGCCGGCACCCACGAGCCGCCCGCGTACATGGCTGACTGTTGTCCTACGTAAAGCCCGTTCCCCTCATAGAACGCTTCGAGTAGGTCGTACTGCTCCGCCGGCGGGAGTTCATCGAATGTCGTCACCTGTCCCGGCGTATTGCGTTCGCTGGCCTGTAGCCGTCTCATTAACGTCTGCATAATACTCATTGTGCTATCCCCATTCTGGCGTCGAGCCCCTCTGCAAGAAAATGCTCGAGGAACAAAACGCACTGTGTGAAACTGTCCACCTGGTCGTCGTGTCCGTCTTTGTCGTCGCCGCGAAAATCAAATAGCTCCTGCTCGAACGCAGGCAGCCACGGAATGGATGCGTGCGGATGCGGCAACAGCACAGAGCCATTCGCGCACCACGACGACGCACCATGCCCGCGCACCGCCTTACTACCCACGGGATTATACGCGCTCAGCAACGCGGCCAGGTCGTCGGGCATCGTCTCACGCAGCGTCTGAACAAGGCTTTTGCCCGAGCCCTTATCCTCGATGATGATTCCGTGTAACTTCTCGTCTCTATTGTGGCGTTGCACCAGTTGCCGTGTCCACGGCACGAGGTCCGGGAATAGAAGCCGCTCGCGGTAGACCTCGCGCAACGCGATGCGGTAGTCCGGCTGTAACTCGACCACCGAGCATGCCGTGTAATCGGACGAGGCCTTATCCTCGAACGCAGTATCGAGGCTGAGCCATCGCGCATAGCAGGCGTTGTACATTCCCGCGTCCGTGGAGTCGTACCTGTTTTTCCCCGCCCACCAGTCACGCAGGAAAATAGACCCGCCCTCCGGCCTAGGCCGTTGCTGATACAGGGCAGCCCATTCATACGGGCCTATGGTCGCCTCGATGCGTTCAAGCTCGGCTAGCCCCCACCTGTCGGGCCATAGCGCTGACCCGTCAATGTCAATTGCGGGCAAACTCAGAATGTCCCATGCATCGCCATCTCCGCTATTCATTTCCGCAATGAGCCGCCCCGCCAGATCGTCTGGGTGCCACCGCGTCATGACGAGGATGATTGCCCCGGTCGGGGTAAGCCGTGGATACAGCGTCGACCGATACCAGGCCCAGACTTTATCTCGGACGATGCGGCTGTTCGCCTCCTCGCGGTCCTTCACGGGATCATCGATAATAGCGAGCGCCGCCCCACGCCCCGTGAGCCCGCCTTGCACGCCGACGGCATAGTATCGCCCCCCCTGCTTCGTGCCCCACTCGTGCGCCGCCTGCCGCTCGATAGCCACCTGCTCTTGAGCCTCCCGTTGGGGTTGGTGTCTCACGCTAGGAAAGACCCTGCGCGTTTCCGGCGACGAGAATATGTCACGAGCCCGGCGGCTATGCTCGAGCGTAATGTCACGGGAGTAGCCGCTCTGCGCGACCTGTGCATCGGGATGACGGCCGAGATACCAGCACGGAAAAATCTGAGAGGCTAACATCGATTTTCCGTGGCGCGGCGGCATCATGACCATCAGCCGCCTAATCTCACCGCGCTCGACCGCTTCAAGTTTCGCGCCAAGCGCCCTAATATGCGCGGGCGTCTGGTAATCGCGCAACACGTAGCGCGCGTAGGACAACAGCCGTTGCCGCGCAATCTCATGCCGAGGAAGCGCGTTTAGCAGTGCGTTCAGCGATGCGCTCGAGCGCTTCGACATCTGCATCGTCAAGGTGCTCAATGCTGACTCCCGTTTTGGTCTCGATAGGCCCGCCCTCAACGCCGCTCAATTCGTGGCGTTGTATGTCCGTCTGCCCCAGGTACTGCTTGCCAAGCCACACCAGCATGGTCCTGTCGCCGGACTGTGCCCCCTGGTATTGCATCCGGCGAAGAGACATCCGCCCCTCTTCCTTACCCTTTTGTATTACCCCAAGTAACTCTTCGTCCGCTTTCTTGCGAAGGCGAAAGCCCTCTTCGGTGAACCCGAGACATGCGGCAAGTTCCGCATCGGTACATTGGATGTGCGCCAGGCTCGCCACTAGCTTCAGGTCAATCGGCTTGCGCGGGCGACCGCCAGCATATTTCTGCGGCGGCTTATCCGGCGAAGGCACGGAGATCTTTTTTGATGTAGTAATTTTGCTCATTGCCCTTCAGCGCCTTCTCTAACCGACCGAGCAGAGATGCCCAGTCGATAGAGCTCTCAACGGCTTTGTTGTGATTGATTTTTCCGACCTTCCACAAATCGACGTGACCGGTGAGGGCATCGATCACTTTTAACGCCTCGTCGGCATCGATGATCGGCTCGATACTAACCCACGTATAGATGCCCTGTCGATGCGCCTCTTTTACTGCCTCGATACGATCTAAAATTGGGCTTGCCCCAGGCTCCCACTCGGCTCTTTTCGCGTCATCGAAGAAAACAATCGTAGAGCCAAACTTAAAGCCGTATTGCTTCAGCACGTCGAAATCCCTGCATGCGCGCATGCCGCCCTTGGTAAGCACCTGCGCCTTTAGTCCATGTTGCCCAACGCATTGGAGCGCCGCGCGCGTTACGGGAGAGAGGCTGTCTGATTGATAGGGGTCGGTCATAAAACAAAACAAGATCCATGAATCTGCGTGCTCACCAGACGAAGACAGCTTCGCGCAGTCCTTGGACAATTGCGCAATTATGTCCTTGCGCGCTTCGGGACTCGAGGACCATTGCGTTAAGGACTGTCTACGAATTGCGGGGGCGTAGCAATAATGGCACCCGTGCAAACATCCAGTGAATAGATTACAGGCAAGCTCCGAATACTCCCTGGCCCTTCCTCTTGGCTCATACACGACGTTCATTCATTTCTCCAATCTTACCCCAATGTACCGGGCGTTGCCTCCACTACTGGCTTCTGCGGCCTCCACTAATTCGATACCATGGTCGTAAATTTTGCCGAGATGCAAATCCACCGCCCACAACAACACTGGATGATATAGCGCCATGGGCACGGTAAGCCTCTTAAACGTTAGCCCTAGAGCACGCTTATCGCAATTAGACATATTGCTTATATTGCCCACTGAGCCACATGTGAGAAATACGGTCGTTGGGTGCGAGATGTTGCAGAGCAGCGCCTCCCAGTGCTCCCACGGGCTACCGTACGTGTCAATGTCGATGATGTTTTGGGGAATGAATTTACTTTTTAATAGGCGCACACTGTTCGCCTTGAGACGCCCCGTACCCCCCCCGTAGTTGTCTCTGTGGTCGACGCCGAGATAGACGAGGTGTGGATACTCTTTTTTGAGCGATGACCATATGACCCGGTCTCCGGCGCAGCAATCTAAAACCGATCCATCCACTTGATGGTAGCGATCAAGAAAATACCTCCGTAGCTTCAGCTTTGCCGGAAGATTGCTATTATCAATTTGTTTGATCATTGATCGTCGTCTCGCTAACCACTCCCTCGATTTTGGAGAGGCGCTCTATGTCTGCCGCTATTTCGCCGAACCTTAAAACCGGAATTCCGATTAACACCCAGGCCATCGTGGGAATTTTTTCGGGAGAAAAAAACGTCAACGCGTTCCCTTCACCTTGTTCTTCGGCTCCGGCGATGGAATTTAACAAGCCGGTCACGGCATCGTTGTTCGAGCATATTCCTTCGACCAACTGAATCAACGCCCCGTCATTTTTCTCTGCGAGTTCGGCCAGCGGATCGAGCGTTGCGAGAATTATCTGCGCCTCTTTATCCGTCACGTCGAGCACGAGCACCGGCACTTCCATGTCAGGCGTCGTTTCCGCTCGGAGATGCCCATCGATCAGCATCAGCCGTCCATCGTCGAGCTCGCGCGCAATAAGCGCGTCGGCATAACCAACTTCCGCAAGTAGGCCCTTGAGCGCATCGCGCTGGTGCTGCGGATGAATCCGCCAGTTTTGAGGATTAGTAACAAGATCGCCAGCGCGCACGCGACGAAGCTCCTTAATCCTATCTCGTATGCCGGAGCCTTTGTTTCGAGGCCGTCCTCTCCGTTTTGCCGGTGTGGGCATTGCTACTCCGCCTCCTGCGCCTGCATCTCGGGGGAAAGCCAGACGCGATTGTAGGCGACGCCCTGGTACTCGACCTCCTCGACGTGGACAACGCGAGCGCCGTCGATGTAGTGGCGGGTGGTGAGCTCGCGGCCGCCTCCGGGGATGATCACTGATCCGTCCGCGTAATGTCCGCATTCAAACTCGCCACACTCTACCCAGTAGATAGAGCAGTTATCGGGGCGGAGACCGCCGTGGCGATTGATAAAGCAGGTCGCATCGAGCGGGGGCATGTCTGCGGAATAGGTGTCGAGTTCGGAGGGAGTGCTATTGCAGGCGTCTGGCGCTGCGTCTATCAGGTCATCTGCCGCCAGACTGCCGCCGGGATTGGCGTCGAGGATTGATTCGTCGGAGGCAATTTTCTTTTTCATGTGTCAAATCCTTTCTTTTTGATTATCACACATTCCGCGTTTACTGTCAATGCCATATTGGCCGTCGGCTGCGTGGATGACCACGAGTAGCGCCTCGCGCATCTCGCGGGTAATAGTGAGGCGGCCGGTGCCGTTTTGTTTACACGCGGCTTTGACTGGTTCAATTGTTTTCATCGCGTCGGATAGTTCCATAACTCAGCCCTTTCGTTTTAATCATCACCATTATGCGCAAGCGGCCATGTGTCATGTTCTTTCGTTTTGGCTTATCCATACGGGGATCTTTCTTCTCCCCTATACCGATCGTCGGGAGTGCTCGGCGGGGTTGGTAGGCGCTTTTTGTGTGATGATACTGTGCGCAAATACTGGTGGTTTTCACAATCGTACTCCGTGCATGACTTCACGCCGCAAGCAACTCCTGTTGTAATAACATCGTGCAGACACTGCGCATACGGATATTTATTTGGAATGAAGGTGTCGATCCTGGTGAGCTTAGCATCGGTCTCGGATTTTTGTTGCGCATCGCGAGCGGACCCGATGATTATGAGTAGGGCCTCCTGCATCTTGCGCGTCATCGCAACATGACGAACTCGGCCTAGCAGACACTCTGCCTCGATAGGTTCGATTATTTTCAGCGCGTCGGATAGTTCCACGGTAGTTACTCCTGTACTCGCAAATCGCATAACGCCGAGTTCACTTTGTGGTGGAGCGCGTCAATTAGGGCGTTTAAATGGGATATGGCTTTAACCCTAATAATGCAGGGTGCACACATAAGCAAACTTACGCTGCCTCCACGCTCTTCCATCACACCATTTTCCTTCAACGCGAATAGCTGCCTCTTCACGAGTATGCGTCGCGTTTCCCCAAAAAAATCATATCCAAGCATCCAGTTGTTTGTTAACCGGCATTCAGGATCGTCAGTTTCTGGATGACTGTAAATGTGGATGCCAGGAGGTATCTCGATTTTTAATTCCAGCGCGGTAAATCGATCTTCAAGATCTCGAATGATGCTGTCCGCCTTTTCTATTTCCTGTTGCATGGCATTTCCTGCCGCAACAAGGCGTGCCAGTTTTAATTCATCGATGGGAGAATCAAAATGGTGTGTCATCGTCGTCATCCTCCTCTCGCGGGGGCGCGGCGTTTGCATACACATTCTTAGGCGGCGGCTGTTGCCTGTCATCGAGCGGGAAAAATCTCTGCGATACTTTGTCGAACATCATACGAGATTCACCCGTCTCGCCGTTCCTGTTTTTCTCCACACGGAGCGTGACGGGGGAATACTCGGGCGTTTGAGATGACTCGTCCTGGCGCCACATAAGCAGGACCACGTCGGCATCCTGTTCGAGGCTGCCCGAGTCTCGGAGATTGGATGCGCGTGGACGCTCGCCCTCACCGCCGCGATTGAGCTGGGATAAAACGAGGGCGGGTATACCCGTCTCATTGGTGATGCGGCGCCAGCCCCACGAGATTTCCGACACCTCCGTATTGGTGTTCTGCCCGCGCGTCCGGTGGATCAACTGCATGTAATCGCAGATGACCAGGCGAATGCCGTGGCGGCACACGTGGTCGCGGATGCACGAGGCAATCTGCGCCATGGATAGAGTGCTCCCCGCCTGGAAGTAAACGGGCACCGCGTCTATTTCGTGCGCGGTAGCTTCGAGTTTTTCCATGCTCTCGGCTTTCAGAAAGTCGGCCGTCCGGCGGAGTCGAAGGAGTTGCGGCGATACGCCGCAATGGACGCACATGAGCCTCTCGGCAATGCGCTCCCGGTGCATTTCGAGCGATATGAACAACAGGGGGATTTTGTTTTTCACGGCGACATGGTGAGTGATAGCCACTGCCAGCGCCGTCTTGCCTACGGACGGCCGGGCGGCGAGCAGGGCGTAGGTACCGGCCTCGAACCCGCCAAGGTAGTTGTCGATTGCAGGGATGCCGGTGCTGAGCATCGCCTCCGTTCCCTCGTAGATCGCGCGGAGATGCGCGACGGTCGAGGGAAGCACGTCGTGAAGGGAACACTCAGAATCGCCACCAGACTCTCTGAGCGCCTCTGAGAGGCGAGATTGAATTTCGAGATGGGTGTCTATGCTACTGTGCTGTTCGGCAGCCTCTGTGGCCATCCTAGACAATTCAATGATCCGGCGGCTCATGTAGTAGCGATAGACCTCGCGGGCGTAGTACAGGGCGTGCCACGAGGTTGGCGGGGAGGACGACAGGTCCGCAATGAGTCCGGGCGCCTCGTCTATGTCATCGCGGATGCGGCTGTACAGGGTCATTTCGTCGATTGCCATCCCCTCCTCGTCGAGGGCGAGCATGGCGCGCCAAACTGCTTTGTTTTGCCAGTCGTAAAACACGTCGGGAGAATCCCCGAGAATTTTCAGGACGCCGGGAAATTTGCCGTTGTCTCGGATGATTGTACCGAGGACCGAGCGTTCGAGCTCGATGTTATGGGGGAGATTATTGGTGGCAGTCAATTGGGCGCACCTCCTCGTCTACGATTTGCCCGGCGGCATCGAGTCGGATACCGCAAGCGTCGAACGCCTCCTTTTGATTCCGCCGTATCAATTCATCCAATTCCCGCTGGGTGTTCGCTCTCGCCTCTTCGGGCGACGGGGGTTGGTAGCAGCGATCTTTTGAGACGACCTCGTGTACCTCCTCGTGGGTTAAGTCGCTGGTCTGGTCGAGTTTAATGTTGAATCGGTCGTACAGTTCACGTCTATTCCGTGCGACTAATTCATCCATTACCTGTTTTTCCTCGGGACTGATAGTTGGCGGCGTTGGCTCGTTCTTTTCGAGGACCGACCGGTAGGCTGTGTGGATTTTCGCAAATTTGGATTTCCCATCATTGCCGTTCCGGAGGCCTGAGAGGGAGTAGACCTGCTGGCGCCAGAACGCGGCCTGCGGGTCAGGGGTCCGGGGAGAAAACAACCATCGGAGCGTCGAGAGAATGTCATCCTCGGACCAGCCGTCGAGTTTGGCCAGGCGGGCGAGGGCCAGGCGGTGCGCCTGGTGTTGTTTCGGGGTGGGGGCTTTTACGGCACGGTGCTCGGGACATTTTAGGATGGCCTTCCAGATGCCGTCGTAAGCAGCCTGGAGTTTGGGGTAGGGGCCGAGTGGGTCGGCTGCTGGGGGAGGCTCTGACTGGGACGATCTTGAATCCTCATTCGAAATAGATATCCCGCCAGCCTCCCCGTCTGCGGGAGGTGGCGGAATATATTCTTCGGGATCGAGTTCGGGATCGGGATCGGGATCGGGATCGGGATTAGGCAAAGGATATCGAGATCCTTTCGGTAAGGCTTCCCTAAAGGCTTCCCGAAAGGCTTTCGGTAAGGCTTCCCTAAAGGCTTCCCGAAAGGCTTTGGCAAAGCCTTCCCCTAAGCCTTCCAGGAAGGCTTCTGTGTTGTCGATATGTTTATCAAGTAGGTCACACTCCGGGAGGTCCGCTACTATCTGTGCCCAACTCCTTACTACGTTGGGACTTTCGGGCCTGTTGTGCTTAAGAAAATTCGGTAAAACAACAAGGCATGCGGAGTCATCTATCTCAACAGCCCCCTTCCTGATAGGCTCCTGCAACGCGGCCCTTACCCAGTCATCGGACTCGCGCAACATTGCCGCAATGCCTGGAATTGACTCGTGCATTGCCCCGAGCGATGTCATCTTGGGACATGTAATGACAAACAAGAACACGTAGCGTGCGTCTCGCGACCACTGCATAACGTCCCTATCATTCCAAAATCTACTCGACACTTTGCGGTATCTTGCGTCTCTGTGTCCGGTCATGACGTTCTCCGTTCTGACCTGGAAAATGGAATTGACCTGCCGGGGTTGCAAAACGCGAGGCAAGCGGTAAGGCTCTCCCCTTCCGGCAGGTCAATGTTGGCGTTCATGGTTTGGTTACCTCACGTTTTGCACCCATAGTCTACCATAGAGAACCCCTTAAAGTAAAGAAAAATGATCTGCCGGGTAAAATAGGAAGGCGGGATCTTTACCCACGGCGGTCATCCCCGATGATACAAGAGACCGGCCCAATTGCCTTGCGAAAGGAACAGCGAGTGGTGGGCACTGACTGCGCAATTGGGTCGGTCTCGTGTGTCATCGATGCTATCCTTTCGCGCCCACATTCTACCACGGACCCGGGCCGCTGTCAATTATCATCCGTTCACCGGCACGAGGATCGGAGCGTCGGTCATCATAACGTATGACAGCCGCTGCGCACACGCCTCGCACAGCTCAGGCTCTCCCACTATATCGGCAAGCTCCCATGCGCGGGCGTAGGCCGCGTCCAAATCGTCCGCCTCGACCTCCCCCAGCGAATAGCTAAAAGCCGCGTTGATGACCACTGCATATTTCATCGCGAGTCCCTCCGCTCCAGCCGCCGCAATTCCTCGATAGCCGCCTGCATTTCGTCGAGCGCAGCCTCCGTGCCGCTAGGCCCGGCGACCAGCACATAGCGCCCCTCCAGCAGCCCCGCGCTGAGCTGTAAAGACACATCTATAAGATCGTCGAGGTAGCGCACGTCGATTGTGTGGGGCTCGTCATAGAGCACCTCGTTGAGCTCACTCTGTGGCTCTGACGCAACATCAGTGGAAGGCCACGTCATGAAACAGCGAACACCGACAGGGGAATTTTTCCTACAGATGCATCCATTATCATCTCGCTTCCGCTTGTTTTGCAATGTAGCCACACCCAGTCAGTCTGAATTTAGCCGCACTGTATTCACGTGCCGCCGTGGTGGATGACGCGTGCGCAGACACAGACATTACCCCGTTACTAAATCCCGTCGTCATAACGATTGTCCACCGGCCCATTGCACCAATCCAGACTATCGCCTCAAACACGCCAGCATATTGATAAATCTCCGTGTCGATCACGTCCATCTGCAACAGCATGGCGGCGACGCTGCTGACCCATAGCGTTCCATCATCTGAGGAAACAGGCCACGCCGAGCCGGTGTAACGCATACAGTCTGCGCGGCGCTTATACAGTTTCATTGCTCGCCCTCCTGAGTTCATCTATCAACGCCCGCTTTGCCGCACGTTTCGCCAACCAGCGCCAGCGGAACATTCCTATCGATGCAATCACCCCATCCGGGCAATGGATATAGCCCGTCCAGCAGCGATCCTCACGATAGACCACGGCAAAAATGCCGTCATGCTCTATGACCGACTGCCATGGATCATTCTGCCATTTCATAGAGATACCCTCACCGTCGCGCATGCGGCCGCACACAGCCACCGCAACACCCAATAGCCGTTGCCATAACCATAATAGGCATAGCCGTAACTATTGCCGTCGCCATAACTGTAACTATAGCTATCGGCACAAGTCCGGATTAAAGTGTTCATCACAACCACTCCATTTCCGACTCTGGAACAGGCACGCCATCCAAGTCCATCTGCTCTACACCTGCATGCTCTACCCGCACAACGCTCGCGGGCAACTCGCGAGATGAAGAGCGGCACGGCATGAGCCTATACGTCCCGTGTCTGCCACGGTCCATCGCGTACACCACGTCTACGCCCAATGGGCGTAGCTGACATCGCACTTCCGCAATGTGCGTCGCGAGACACCGAGTATGCAAAGCGTTTTGGAGCTCGAACGCATCCCACTCGACGCGGCGTTGCAGGAGGCGGTAGAGCCGCCCAGCCATGGTGTTTGGCTTATTTATATTGCCTCTGTGCATTGATTACCCTCCTCGTGCCCTTGATTATATTTTAGCAAGGAACTCGGCAAGTACCATCAAGCAATTTGCTCGATGATTAAAATCTTCCCCTGTGTAGGCAAGTGCTTCTCCTCTGGACAACCTCAATTGATTCTCCGCAACCATCCCCGCAATGGCCGCCTCCTCTGCATGCATCTGCGCAACCAGCGCATACATCCTAGACCAGAAACTAACATGTCCAATATCATCCATTTGATTCTCCTTTTTACTTCCAGCACAGTAGGATTCTTTAGGCGAGACGCCGAAGGCTGCTATATACATACCTCTGAGGATCCATCTATGCCGTCTTATTTGCGGGCAGGTGATAGGCCCGCCAGCGCGAAAAGTGTTTAGTTTTCCCATTCAATGTAAAAAAAATCAAGCATCGCATTCGCGACAGCATCGAGATCACCGACCTTCGTGTCTCGGCTTACTACCTCGAAGAGGAACTCGTTAATTCTCTTCTTCATCGCAGAGGAGCGCTTAAATACTTCGTCTGGAGCTAACCGTTGAACCCCAGGCTTTGTATTGTCTTTGGCTATAAGATCCATAATCATTTTCTCCTTTTTATCGTACAGTGGCGCTTCTACCGTTGTAAGTCATACTGACGGACTTACACCCGGGCTGGTACGTTCCTACAAGTATTTGTATGGGTAGGCTATTCACCGAGTGATAATCACTCGTGATATACCACCTATACCGCGTATGCAAGATCTGCAACGCTATCATTGTGCGTCCGCATTCATTCTACTGTTTCATCGCCCAGGTCAGGATTCCGAGCGCGTCCGCATTCACCAGCGTAACATCGAGGTGCGGATACCTCTGCGCCATCTCCACTTTGATCGCGCGCTTGCGCGCGGCCTTGTTCTTCGGAAGCGTCCCGAGCGCTTTCATCCACGTCGCAGGCGAGACCTTTTCCCGGGGGATGGCCAGCGCAAACAGAACGCCGCGCAGGAATCCGCAATGCTCAGCGAATTTCACCGACGCAGGTCCGCTATTGCCGGGATGATACTGCCCCACATTTTCGACGTAGGCCATAATCCCGAGCCCATGCGCTCGGGCCATTGACTGCGACACCAAAAAATTGAGCGTATCCCCATCGTCCACTATCCGATGGCACTCGACACGGCCCACACGGCCATCGTTGTAGTATACGGCAATCGCGCCATGTGCTCCGGGATCAATCGCTATGATTATCTTAAGCATATAGAGCCATCCCCTTCATTGTGCATAGCCGCCGCCCGCCCAATTGCGTCGACGGCAGTCGCCAGTAATGACGTAACACTTTCAGTAGGGATCTCGGAGACATCCACAAGCGGGAGATACACAGCGCCTACAGGTTCCCCTTTTCGCGAAAACGCAACAATCCAAACAGTTTCGCCTCTCCGTATTTCAACATCAACGCCGCGAGCCAAAACGTGGCTGATCTGACCCCTGTCATTTCTCGTAACGTGCAACGGACTACTCCCTCTCGTTTCCGGCTGCCAGCGCAACACGTATTGCGGCCGCGTCTTTACCGGCGGCCAGCAATACCTCGTAGCGGTCAAGCTGCTCCGCCCACGTGCGGGCCAGTGCCGCACGCACACAATGACGGAGTTCGGCGATCAGGTATGCCTCGATTCGCTGCATTTCAGCGTCCTGCGCCTTAAGCGCCGCTCGTTTCTCAACATTCTTAGGGTCGTGTAGGCCGCAGTAGTAGCGGCCGTCGTCAGCCAGCCACGTCGGGGCATTGCCGCATCCAAATTCGCCCTTGCCACTAACTGAACATTTCTGCCTCATTCCAGATATCCTCCCTAAAACGGGATGTCATCCTCTGTTATCGCCGCCGCATGCTCGCTATCGCCTGTGTTACGTTCCTGCGGACCCGGCGCATCGTGCGGTACTGGCCCGTCCTTCCAGGACAATGGCAAGACCCGCCGGAGTTCGATGTTGATCTCCGACCGCTCACCCCCTTGCTTGTCCGTCCACTCATTGAACACGAGTTTGCCCTCAACGTAGAGAGGCTCGCCTTTTCCCATCGTCGCGAGAATTTCGGCAGCCTTGTCGAAAGCCGTCGCCGTCACAAACAACTGGTCCTGATGTTCGACGCCGTCGCGCCCGGTCCATTTGCGGCCAGATGCAATCCTGCACCTGCACCATGAAGTCCCTTTTGCGGATGTTTCGAGTTTAGGCGCGACCGTGAGCCGACCGGCCAGCCGCACCTCGTTGATGTCAGGCATTCGTAAATTTACAGGCATCTCAACTCCTTACGTGCACCTTGGTTTCGGTGTACACCTCGACCCCGGGAATGTTCGTCGCCTCCTTCATAGCACGCACCACGCCGCCGATTTTTTTCTCATCGGGAATCAGATACTCACGCGGAATCAGCGCGGCGTCTACGACGCGATAGGTCCACGTCACGCGGGCCGCAGTGTCCGAAACTTTCGGAGCCCACGATTCCACTTTCTGCGTCTCGATTTGCAGCGGCGCTTCAAGCACCGCTTCTGCCGCGTTGGCGAAGCCGCTCTCTTCGAGGTGCATCGCGTATTTCAGCCGCTGTTCCTGGGCCTCCTCCAGTTCCGCTGCGCGAATGGCCGCCTCCTCGCGACGCCGTTCTTCCTCGCACTCCGATACATACCGGCCCATTTCCCGCGACACGTAGAGATAGGCGTTTTTCACCGGACCAGTCATCTGATTTTCGCGGTCCTTCGCCTCCTTCCACGCCGCGTGCGACTTTTTGACCAGGGGGTTAATCCAGTCGAGGATGTTTTTTTCGAGCGCTTTGCACCCCTTCAGGAACTCCGATGCGGCAACGTAGCTGTCGTCGTCGGTGACGACAATGGCTTTCGCCTCCGCAATCAACACGCTGGCGCTTTCCTCAAGATGCACGTTGCGAGGAACGAGATCAAAAATCGGCTGTGTCATCGTTCGTCACCTCTTTCTTTTTCGCCGCCGCTTTGAGTTCACCGAGCCAGTTACGCCACGCCTGCGTGGGCGCGCGCAACGGCTTGCCCTGGTAGTTGTCCGCCGCCATTTCCGCCAGATAGCCCAGCGCAGCCGCGTGGGGGTCATCCACTGTAGGCTTGTCGAAGTGGGCGGCGATTTGCCCGAGCACCGTCGCCCTGGTTTTCATGGCGGTCAGGTAGTCGGCCGCCTTTGCGTGCCCCAGCGCCGCAACGCGGCGCCCCTTGAGCGCGTCCGTCACATCCTCGGTGGCGAACCCCATGGCCTCGGCCACCTCGACGACCCTCTCCTCGATAGCTGCATCCACATCCGGCTCCGAGCGCGCCATGGGATCGTCTGCGAGGGGCGTTGGCGGTGCAGTGAATTTTGACCGCCGCCGCGATGCAGGAGGCGTTTCGGGCGCAGCCAGCGCGGGCGCCGTCTCGGCACAGGGGATGACCTCGGCGGCCTGCGCCTGTTGAGGGTTGCCCTCCTCGTCCACCTCTTCGCCGAGTTCCTCGGGCGTGTACACTGGCCCCCCGAACACATCGGGGCAATACCATCTCGCCCCGTTAGACATGGCACGCGCAAATAACATGTTCCGCGCGTACTGTTTCCACGTCGGATTGCTCAACACCCCCGCCGCGCGGGCGTCCTCCATGGAAAATGAGGATTCACCGCACGGCTCGCCATTGTCGAAAAAATTGAGGCGGCATTGTTCAGCATCGAGCAGAGCCACCTTGTAATCGTAGCGGCCGCTCCGTTTCACCGCCGCCGCGATGATGTTCGCCGACGGCGCCATCTTCCCTTTGATAATGTGAATCCCCGTCATGCTGGCAATCGGCCCGAACCCAAGTTCACGCCCCGCCAGCACTTTGACAATTGCCTGCGCGGCCTCGCGAGCATCGCTGAAATATCCACTCCGTGCAAACACCGCCCCGAGTTCGCCGAGGGGCATGTCCTGGCGAACCACCGACCCATTATTCTCCATCGGACTCCTCCTTTGCCAGCCTAGCTGGCGTTTGACCTCTGCTCAAATGGAGCTGGCCTACCGACCAGCCCAGTCGTTGAGGAGCGACCCGGCCTCCCGCTCATAGTCGCGCAGGATCTGCCACTCGTCTAGATCCTCTACGTTCATCAACGAATAGCCGCTCGTCATTTCCGGGACGCTCAGTTCATTGCGCGCCGCCCGAGCCATGTCCTCGATGTCATTCAAAAACTCGCGCAGTATGCCAGCCGCCTCGTGCTCCACGATTTCCTTCTCGCGCGAGCGCAACCGCGCCACGTCATCCGGCAAGAGGTCCGGATCCAGCATGTGATCTCCGATAGGTATCATCTAACGTTCCTCCGTAGTATTAACGCCGCGTCGCGCAACGCCTCGATTCGAAACGCACTCAGGCACCGATACAGCGTCGAGCGCGAGTCCTCGTTCTCCGCGATAATCCCGTCGAGGTCGCGGGCAATTGCCTCGTAGAAGTGAAGGGGAGGCCGAGCCGGGGCCTGTGGGTGAGGGGGGTCGGGCTTACGGGGGCCAGGCCCCGGCTCGGGGAGGAGCGAATGGGAGATCTCTGTAGCGTTATTCATGGCGGCGCCCTCCGCGTTTCGACCCGGCGGCCGAGAGCACGCGGGCGCTGCGGGGGTGGCTCGTCAGATAGAGCACCGCTTCCCCCTCGTGCCAGCGGGGGACGCGGTCCCCGGCCCGCCAGCGGGAAACAGTTTGAGTCGTCACGGAGATGCCCAGGTCCGTGAGGCCGGATGCGATGTCGGCGTCCGACCACTCGATGGCGTGGACGTTTTCGGCGAGCCGTTCGCCGAAAGACGATATTTTGCTCATTGGTAAATCCTCCATTGCGGCAATCATACCAGACGGATTGGCGTTTGTCAATCAGTTTTTCCATCCACGCCAAGCGGGTCCAGGTGCGGGACCGACGCCCGCAACAGGGCAATCGCCCGCCGCACTCCCGCCGCCACCGAGCCGCCCCCCGCAATGCGGGCGAACTCAATGTCCGTGCGGGGAAGTCCGATACTGACACTGGGCATGCGGCCAGCCGCCGTATCAATAGGCGGACGGCCAGCCCCCGC